GACCTGGACGAGGAATTGCACGATAGTCACATGCAGAACTGCCACGACGCTGTAGCTAACACATACATCGACGACATCGCAGTTGACGCGTGGCACGACACTGCACTGGCGCGCGTCCAATGACCCGGCCCCGCAAGGCGCGCGCCCTTGAAAAAGCCGGTCTGCGATACGTCGCAGGCTGGTTGCCATCTGCCGCAGCCAGTGCAGTGCGGTCCGATATTGATTTGGCGCAGGAAACTGTTACCTTGGCGCTTGCGACTCTAGAGGCCAGCCCAAATGCAGTGGAGGCCTCGTGACACGCGGCGAACGGGTCATTGCTTTCATAACTCAATTCTGCCCTGTGCCAGAAGGCAAGCTGGTTGGGCAGTCGATGAAGCTGATGGAGTTCCAGCGCAAGTTCATCTTGGACATCTACGACAACAAAAAAGGCACCAGCCGGGCTTACCTCTCCGTCGGGCGCAAGAACGGAAAATCTGCGCTGATCGCTGGCATCCTGCTTGCCCACATCGTCGGCCCAGAGGCGCGACAGAACAGCCTGATTATCAGCGGCGCACGCAGCCGCGATCAGGCGGGTCTAGTTTTTAAGTTAGCAGAGAAAATGGTCAGGCTTTCGCCAGCCCTGTCAAAGATCGTTCGCATCATCCCATCGCAGAAGATGCTGGTCGGCCTGCCGATGAACGTCGAATACAAGGCGATCAGCGCGGAGGCTGGAACGGCGCACGGCCTGTCACCGGTGCTGGCTATTCTCGATGAGGTCGGTCAGGTGCGTGGTCCAACAGATGCTTTCGTTGTGGCCATTGAGACCGCCCAGGGCGCGCACGACGATCCGCTGTTGATTGCGATTAGCACGCAGGCGGCAACGGACGGTGATCTTTTCTCGATCTGGCTGGACGACGCCAAGAACGCCAAAGACCCGCGCATCGTCAGCCACGTCTACACCGCGCCAGAAGATTGCGAGATCATGGACCGCGATGCGTGGAAGGCGGCGAACCCGGCGATGGGCGAGTTTCGCAGCCTGAAGGACGTTGAGGACTTTGCCAAGCAAGCCGCGCGCTTGCCTGCAAAGGAGGCCAGCTTTCGTTGGCTGTATCTAAACCAGCGGGTTGAGGGCGTCAGCCCGTTCTTGAACCGGACCGAATGGGAGGCCAACAACCAACAGCCCGACATCCCGCTTGGCGGCATGTGCTACGCAGGTCTGGACCTGTCAGCCAGCCGCGACTTGACCGCATTTGTCATGGTGTTCCCTGACGGCGACAAATACCACATCGTGTCAAATTTCTTTCTGCCCAGCGATGGACTGCGTGAGAAGGCGATGGCGGACAAGGTGCCGTATGACATCTGGGCAGATCAAGGTTACCTGACGCTGATTGACGGTCCGGTTATTATCCCTGCTGTCGTCGCCCGTCACGTTGCGGAGGCGGCTGAGGAATACGACATCCAGATGCTGGCGTATGACCGCTGGCGGATCAACGACTTCCAGCGCGAGTTGGACATCATCGGCGCGCAGGTGCCGATGGCACCGTTCGGTCAGGGCTTCAAGGACATGGCCCCGGCGGTCGATAAGCTGGAACGGCTAGTCGCTGAACGGAAACTGCTGCACGGCAGCAACCCGATCATGAACATGTGCGCGGCCAACGCTGTTGTGGAGCGCGATCCTGCGGGCAATCGCAAGATGACCAAGGGCAAGTCTGCGGGCAAGATCGACGGGCTTGTGGCGCTGGCAATGGCGCTGGGCGCTGAATCGCAAGAGGACGCTGCTTTGCCGCCGTCGCCGTGGGACGATCCGACCTTCCAGATGACGGCTTGATAAGCGTGAAGCCACTGTTGGCCTTTAGATTTGCGGAGAAAAGGCTGCGTTCGCGTTACCCTTTCCATTTGGCCCTGACTGATGTATCATTGCATCGAAACCATGCGCGTGGACCTGAACTAATGGGCATCTTTGATCGCTTCCGTAAGCCTGAAAAACGTACTCTTGAAAACCCGAACGCACCGGTTTCTGCCGAAGATTTCTTGCAGGTTATGGGCTGGGGCGGCGGTTTGTCCGAGTCCGGCATCAATGTCACGATTGACAGCGCGCTTGGCGTTCCTGCCGTATGGGCCGCCGTCAACTTCATCAGCGGCACGCTGGCTGGCCTGCCCTTGCACGTCTACCGCAAAACCAGCAAGGGCCGTCAGCGCGTTGAGACAGGCCCGCTTGCTGGCATCCTGCACGACGTAGCAAACGATGAAATGTCGTCTTTTGAGTGGCGCAAATATCTTTTCGATCAAGTGTTTACCGGAGGTCGCTGCGTCAGCTACATTGAGCGCACAGGCAATGGGCAGGTTGCCAACATTTGGCCGCTGGACCCGCACCACACGCGCGTTGACCACGTTCAAGACGGGCCAAAGATGGTCAAAGTTTATACCTATAAAGGTATCAAGTATCAGGCCACCGAGGTCATCGACATCAGCTACATGCTCAAAGCCAACCAGCTTGACCTTCGCGGCCCGATTATGACCAACAAAGACGCGATCGGCTTGGCCATTGCGGCGACTAAATACGGTTCCAAGGCATTTCAATCCGGCGGCATCCCACCAATGACGCTGCAAGGCCCGTTCCAGTCTGGCGCAGCGGCACAACGTGCGTCTGAGGACGTTGCCAAGACCACGGCCAAGCTGGCGCGCGAAGGCAAACCGGTCATGGCTATCCCAATGGGGCATGAGTTGAAGCCCGTCGGGTTTAACCCAAGTGAGATGCAGTTGATTGAGTTGCAGCGTTTCAGCATTGAGCAGATCGCGCGCATCTACAGCCTGCCGCCGATTTTTTTGCAAGACCTTACGCGCGGCACCTATAGCAACACCGAGCAACAGGATTTGCACTTTGTCAAGCATACGCTGAAACGGTGGATTGAGCAGTTTGAGCAGGAATTGAACCTCAAGCTGTTCCCGCGCGGATCAAAGTTATACGTCGAGTTTAATGTTGACGGCCTTCTGCGCGGCGACTTCAAGACCCGCATGGAAGCACACGCGACGACAATCCAGAACGGGATCCGCACACCGAACGAAGTGCGCGATATTGAGAACATGAGTCCGATGCCAGCAGGCGATAGCCTGATGATACAGGGCGCAACGGTTCCTATTGGATCGCAAAACCTGGGGGTTCCTGATGCTGTTATTGAATGACGACAGGGTTGACCCCGGCTGCGCTGCCGTGACACTAGACGCGGCCCCTAGTCTCGTGGTATCTTTGCCACATAGTTTGGAGGCCCCGATGGTTAAATCTGAAATCCGTGCGCTTGGTGAGCCTGTCGAAATTCGGCAGGAAGATGATGGCCTCATTCGGGTCGCTGGTTATGCCGCTGTTTTCGGGCAGGAAACTAACATCGGCGGCTTTTTTACAGAAGTGATTGAGGCCGGTGCATTCACGTCTGCACTTGAGCGCAACGATGACGTTGTGTTCTTGGTCAACCACGATGGCCTGCCATTGGCGCGCACGCGGTCTGGCACTTTGCGTCTGTCGCAGGATGAGCGCGGGCTTTACATTGAAACGGAACTAGACAGTGACGATCCAGATGTCCGAGCGATTGTTCCCAAAATGAAGCGCGGCGATCTGGACAAAATGTCGTTTGCGTTTGTGGCAACGCGGCAGACTTGGGACGACAGCGGTGACATGCCAAAGCGCATGATCAACGACTTGCAACTTTATGACGTGTCAATCGTGACCACACCGGCTTATGATGGCACCGAAATCGGTTTACGTTCATTGCAGCAGTATCGCGATGAGCAAAACAAAACCCAAGCTTTACGACGCCTTCGGATGAGGGCCAGCTTGGCGAAATAGCAGCGGCTCCCGCTGTTACTGCCCTGTCCTGCACCTTGGGCAAGTGCTTGGACCTGATCGTCGTGATGACAGACCAGTTCCCTAAGATGGAGGCCCGTGATGGCTGAGATTAAAGAACTGCGGGAGAAGATGGCGAACATTGCCACCGAAGCCCGCTTCAAACTGTCGGAAGTGACAGACACTACCACAGAAGCCCGCGCTGCTGAGATTGAGCGCGAGTTTGACGCCATGATGGCTGACCACGACAAGCTGGGTCAGAAGGTTGAGCGCCTGCAAAAGGTTGAGGCCGCACTTCGGGCTGGCGAAAGCATTGATCTGTCCCGTCGCCCAATGGCGGACGCAGGCTCTGCACGCGCTGTCGATGAGGGCTTCAAGATGGACTATCGTTCGGCGTTTGCCGAGATGATTGCCAACGGCGGCGAAGGTTACGTCGATCAGGAAGTGCGCAACGTTCTGAAAGAATACCGCGTGCAGACTGGCGGCACCAATTCGGCTGGCGGTTTCACCGTTCCAACTGAACTGGCGACCTTCATCGAGAAGGCAATGATTGCAACTGGCCCAATGTATGGCAACGAGTTCTTCACTGTCATCAACACCGTTGCAGGCAACCCGTTCAACATCCCAACCGTTGACGACACCACTATCGCTACCGAAGCACACACCGAAGGCACGCAGCCAACGGATGACGCTAGTAACGACGTGACATTTGGTCAGAAATCTCTGGGCGCGTTTGCCGAGGACTCTAAGTGGGTTCGTTGGTCGGCAGAACTGAACGCAGACAGCGTCCTGAACATGGAATCGCTGCTGGGTGAGTTGCTGGGCGAGCGTCTTGGCCGTATCGCCAACGCAAAGCTGACAACCGGTTCGGGTTCTTCGGACGTTGAGGGCATCGTGACCAACTCTGGTGCTGGTAAAGTTGCAGCCGCAACCAACGCCATCACTGCGGATGAGATCATCGACCTGATCCATTCGGTTGACCCTGCTTACCGCACTTCGCCAAACACCGCGATCATGATGGCTGACGCCACCTTGTCCGCTGTGCGCAAGCTGAAGGACGGCGACGGCAACTACCTCTGGCAGATGGGCAACTATCAAGCTGGCGTTCCCCAGAACCTGCTGGGCTACAACGTTGTCGTCAACCAAGCAATGGCCAACCTCGGTTCGGGCGTTTCTTCGAAGGTCATGCTGTTTGGTGACATGTCGAAGTTCTACGTCCGCAAGGTCGGCGCACCCGCGCTTTACGTTGCGCGCGAGCGTTTCGCACCTGACTTCGGCATCTTGGGCTACATCCGTTTCGACGGCGTGTTGACCAACACTGCTGCGATCAAGCACCTCGCAACTGCAGCGTCTTAATCAACTTCTTGGTGGGGCGGGTTATCCTGCCCCACTGCCTAAGTTGATTTTATAGGAGGCACACAATGCCAAAGGTTAAACTTCTCACTTCGATGGCAGGCATCGACTTTTCGCACAATCAGGGCGACGTGATTGACTGCAACGATGCAGAGGCTGTTCGCTTCATTGCTGCTGGCATCGCTGAACCCGTCGTCGCGGTTAAGGTTGAGCGCGCCGTACAAAAGCCGTACACGCGCAAGGCTGCTAAAATCTCCGAGGACGAATAATCATGTATCAGCCCTTGGCCAGCTTTGACGCTTTGCAGCTGCTTGAGGCACCTGCTGCGGCACCCGTCTTGCTGGCGGAGGTTAAGGGGCAGTTGGGCATTGAGCATCCAGACCATGACTTGATGATTGACCGCCTTATCAAGACTGCGGCGTCTTACACAGACGCAAAAGGCGCGCTTGGTCATGCGATGATTACGCAGAAGTGGGGCCAATGGGTTAACAGCGTTCCGCCGCAGTATGTCCGGCTTGCTATGGGTCCGCTGATCGAGGTCACGGCGGTCCAGTATTACGACATCGACGGCGCTTTGCAGACCGACACGCTGTCAAACTACGAAATCACCGGCACAGACTTCACAACCCAGATTGGGCCAAAGTCTGGGTTCAACTGGCCCGTGACGCAAGATCGGGCTGACGCGATCCGCATTGAATACACGGCAGGCTACGGGGCGACATCTGCCAGCGTGCCGGAGACGCTGCGCCATGCAATGATGCTGCTGATCGGCCACTGGTATGACAACCGCGAAAACACGATGATGGATGAGTTGTCCAACATCCCGTATGGCTTTGACATGCTGGTCGATATGCACCGCAGGGCTTGGTATGGTTAGGGCAGGGTCATATCGTGATCGGGCTACATTCCAGCGCCTTGTAGAGGGCGCTGTTGACGATTACGGAAACCTTTACACCGGCTGGTCGGATGTGGCCACACGGTCAGCCAACTTGCGTGAGCGCACCGGCAAAGAGGCGATCCAAGGTGGGGCGCTTTCTGACGTTGGCCCAGCCACGATGCGGGTTCGCAAAGACAGCGTTACCGAAACGTTCACAGCAGCGGATCGCGTGCAGGTTCGGGGCCAGACCTGGGCGATCAAGGATGTGATGCAAGTTGACGACAAAGGTACCGTTCTTGAGTTTCTTTTGATGCGCGGGGTGGCATCGTGAGGGTCGTTGGCGCGAAGAAACTGAGCAAGCAACTGCGGGATCTGCCGGACGCTGTTCGCATTGATGTTGAAAAAGCGATCCGTCGCAATACAGAAGCCGGTGCGCGGATGGCGCGTCAGCTTGTTCCCGTTGAAAGCGGCGAGTTAAAGGGCTGGATATTTACGAAATACGACACGCAAGACGGCTTTCGCGGTGCCGTAGAGGCTGCGCCACCAACCAAGCAGGCCCAGATCAAGGCGGGTTCGGTCGAGTTTGGCCGCACAAAAGGTGATCGCGGCACAACATCCCCAGCGCCTTACATGCGGATCATGCAGAAGCACATGGCAAAGCGATTTAAAGCCAGCATCAAAGCGGCGGTTAACAAAGCTGCGCGGAGGGTGACAAATGGCTGATGGATTTGCACTTGCCCTGCAAAAGGGTCTGAGGGCCGCATTGGTTGCGAATACTGGCGTGGCCGCGTTGGTCGGCGCAAGAATATACGATGAGCCGCCGCAGAATGTGACGTTTCCATATATCCGCTTTGGCGACATTGAGCCTGGCGCGTTTGACACTGACACGATTGAAGGGTCATTGACTGGCATATCCATCGAAGCCCACTCTCGCAGCGCTTCAGGCCGCGTGGAGGCCGTTAGGATGGTCGAGGCTGTCAGGGATGCGCTACACCGGCAAGAGCCGTCCGTGACGGTCGCTGGACATACGCTGGTCGAATTGATTTACCAGACATATTCGGTTACAAGAGACAATGAAGGTCGTGGCTACACGGCAGTCATTTCGCTTCAAGCGATGCTTGAAAAACCCGCCTAACCCCGCGCCGTGGGCAAGCGCAAACTATGGAGGCCAAAATGGCTAAACAACTTGGACGCGCCCTGCTTGTCAAAATTGGCGACGGGGAATCTAGCGAAGCATTTGCTAACCTGTGTGGATTGAACAGCAAGTCCCTGACGATCAACAACACCGCAATTGATGTGACTACACCTGACTGCACAGCGCCCGAAGGTGCTTTGTGGACTGAAACCCTAGCTGGCCTGAAGAACGTTTCAGTCAGCGGCGACGGTTTCTTTGAGGACAGCACGACAGAGGCTCGGATGAACACCGTGGCGATGGCCGCAGACAACAAGGCCAACTTCCAAGTCGTTGTTCCTGACTTTGGCACATATGCTGGTTCGCTCCGCATCACATCGCTGGAGTTCGGCGGCGAGACAGAAGGCGGCGTGACCTATTCGCTGTCGCTGGAAAGCACCGGCGTCGTTACGTTTACGGCTGCCTAATGACTATCACGGCTGAAGCGCCGCGTGGGGGTGTCGTCGAGTATATTGGCGACACCTCTTATTCGTTTGTCCTGCGCAATCGTCAGATTGAGCGGTTTGAGGACAAGCACCGGGGCATCTTTGAGTTCTGGGATGGCGTCTTTGGCCGTGGCACGAAACCATCCAGCACCGAGGTCCGCGATCTAGTTGCGCTTGGTCTGGTCGGCGGCGGCATGAAGGATCACGATGCGGACAAGGTTCTGGCTGCGTGTGGGCCGGGCGATCTGATGCACCTGTTTCAGCTTGCGCAGGCGATTGTCGGTGTGGCCTTTATGCCAGACGCAATGGATGAGGCGTCAAAAAAAAAGACCAAAGCGGACCAATTCCCAAAAGCCTGAACGTGCGATCAATGATTAAAAGCGGGATCGTGATTGGCTTACGTCCTGAAGAAATCCGTGATATGATCCCGAAAGACGCTTGGACGGTGTTTGAAGGCTGGAATGATGCACACAGCCCGAAAAAGCCCGGTCAAGATGCAATGTCAGCGGATCAATACCGCGATTTGGTGAGGCAGATAGATGGCCATTAGCGCGGAACAACTAAACGTCATCTTGAGCGCGCGCGACCGTGAGTTTTCGCGGGCTATGGAACGCTCGCAACGGCGTGTTGAAAGATTTTCAAAGCAAAGCAACCAAAGTCTGTCCGCTACAGGAAAGGCTTTTAATATGCTGGCTGGGCGTGCAGCCGCGCTTTTGCCTGCACTTTCAGCCGGTGTTGTGGTTTCGCACATGCGACGGATTGTGTCTGAGGGCAACCGTATCGCTACGCTGTCCCAAATTGCAGGAACAACTGCCGAAGAATTTCAAAAGTTTGCGGTTGGCGCGCAAACCGTTGGCTTCGAAATGGATAAAGTCGCTGACATCATTAAAGATGTGAACGACAAGATTGGTGACTTTATCGCCACCGGCGCAGGCCCGATGGCCGATTTTTTTGAGAACATTGCGCCAAAGGTCGGCGTGACTGCGGACCAGTTCGCCCGTCTTTCGGGTCAGGATGCTTTGGCGCTTTATGTCAAAAGCCTTGAAGCTGCAAATTTGAGCCAAGCTGAAATGACTTTCTATATGGAAGCCATCGCCAGTGATGCCACGGCACTGATCCCGTTGCTTGCCGACGGCGGCTCTGAGATGCGGCGATTTGGCGAAGAAGCCCAAGAGTCTGGTCGCATTTTAAGCAATGAGACAATAAAAGCAACGCGTGACGCTGAAATCGCCTTGCAGCAGATGTCGGGTGAAATTAGCGGGAATCTAAACCAAGCCCTATTGGCGCTTATGCCGCTGCTTCTTTCTGCCAGCAGCAAAATTGCAGGCCTTACAACATCTGTAAGAGGCTTTTTTGACTCAATGGGCTTGGCTCGCGCCGCATATGATATTGAAGGCACCACCGAACAGTTCAAACTTCTTGAGGATCAAATTGCCCTGTTTGAAGCAGGATCACCCGATTCAGTCATTCCGATTAACGCTCTTGGTGGCATAGAATTGGCGCGAGAGCGTTTGGAAAAATTGCGGGCTGAACTTGCAGCATTTTCTTCAACGCCCGCTTCAACTGGCGAAACTGCTCAAATCGTAAGCGAAGCTGATTTGGCAATATTAACAAATGCCATTGATAAGCAACGCGAGTCAGCGCGCATTGCATCCATCACCGCAGAAGAACGTGAGCGCGCCAGAATTGCTTCTGAGGCCGACTTGCTTGTGCAGCAGGCATTGGCAGGTCTTTCTGGAACGCCGTTTACCGTTGAGGCAACAGCCGCGCGCATTGAGGCCGAGGAATTGCGCGCTGCATATATTGAGGCTGCGACCGCTGCCAGCAGCATCTTGAACCCAGTTAAGGCGGTCGGCGCTGCAACAAGGGACATTAAGCCCGCTGCGGAAAGCGCAACTGAAGCGTATGAGAAAATGCTTGCCAAAATGATTGAGGCATCCCCCGCGCTAAGTGCGTTGGGCTTTGACGCCGAGAACCTGCAAAGCACAATGCAGATGGTTGAAAGCAGCATGGAGGACGCGTTCATGTCGATGGTTGACGGAACAATGTCGGCCAAGGATGCGTTCCGTTCAATGGCCGGTTCGATCATTCAGGAATTGTTCCGCGTGCTGGTTGTTCAGCGGCTTGTGGGCGGCATCACGTCTGCGCTTGGGTCTCCTGCTGCGCCAACGGGTGCGCCTGTTGTGGGGGCCGCGTCTGGCCGCTCGTTGCGGTCTGGGCAGCCTGCTGTCGTCGGTGAGCATGGCCGCGAATTGTTCGTGCCGCAGACTGCGGGTCGAGTGCTGAGTGTATCGCAGGCACAAAGCGCGGTCGGCGGTGGCGGGTCTGTCATCGTCAACCAGACAATCAACGTTTCAACCGGCGTGCAACAGACCGTGCGGACTGAGATTAAGCAACTGATGCCGCAGATCGCAGAGAGCGCAAAGGCGGCTGTCGTGGACGCCAAGCGGCGCGGCGGATCATATGGAAGGGCGTTTAGCTGATGGCTTTGGTTTATCCTTTAACCCTGCCAGCAATTACCGGCATCCGGTCGGTGGAGTTTCGCGCGACCAACGCGGTGGCCTACAGCATGTCGCCCTTTACGTTCGCAGGGCAGGCGCACGCATACGCTGGTCAGATGTGGCAGGTGGATGTCAGCTTGCCAGCGATGCAGCGCAGCAACGCGGAGACGTGGATTGCGTTCCTTCTTTCATTGCGAGGCCAGTTTGGCACGTTTTTGATTGGTGATCCGCGTGGGTGCGCATTGCGCGGAACAGCGACATCATGCACCGTCACCGGATCCGCAGGGGCAAACACAGTTAGCGCGACTGTGCCTGATGGCGAGACGCTTTTGGCGGGTGATTACATCCAGCTTGGCAGCGCAGCATCTGCAACCTTGCACAAGGTTCTTGCTGATTACACGGGAACGGGGGCGGCAGTTGATCTGGAAATCTGGCCTGCGTTGCGCGTTGCGCGGACATCGGTTGCTGCGGTTCTGTCAAACACGGTCGGCAATTTTCGCTTGTCCAGCAACGAAACCGGCTGGTCGTCTGACGAAGCTGCTAAATACGGCATCACGTTCGGCGCGATGGAGGCTATCTGATGTCACGTACGGTTCCCGCCAATCTACTGACCGCACTTGCGCAAAAGGAGGTCCAGCCGTTCTATGCGGTGGAGTTCCTGTTCGATGGCGGCGATGTGCGCTTGTGGACTGGATATGGCGAACGGACGATCAGCGGCGAGACATACGTTGGCGGCGGATCGCTGCTGAACATACAGGGGTTGGGCGAGGTTGCCGATCTGTCTGCCAAGAACATCACGATCAGCCTGAGCGGCGTCCCAAGCGAACTTGTGTCGCTGGCATTGCAGGAGCCGTATCAGCGCCGCATCTGCCGGGTCTACTTTGGCGCGGTGAACGTGACCGATGTCGTCGAGGTGTTCAGCGGTCAGGTCAACCGTATGCCGATTGACGACAGCGGCGACAGCAGCACGATCACGGCGACGGTGGACAGCAAGCTGGTTGAGACGGGCAAGGCCAGCAACCAGCGATACACCAGCGAGAACCAGAAGGCGCGCTTTGCGGGCGACACCTTCTTTGATTATGTGAACGCGATACAGGATGCGGACATCGTATGGGGCCGGAAAAGCGCCTAAACGCCTACCTGCGCCAAGTCAGGTCAAAGCCCTTTCGCTGGGGTGAGCATGATTGCCTGATCTTCAGCAACGCGGCTTTCACGGCGTATCATGGCGCTGGCTATGCGGATGACCTGGTGGGCGGGTATATGGCCGATGGCGAGCCTGCGCTGCCGTCACGGCTGCGTGACCGGTTCAATGCGGA